ATGGCATCATGGCCCGGTATTAATAACGCCAAAGAAGCAAGCGAATTTGCGCGTAGTCTTTCAGGTGGAGACCGTCGCGCCATTGTTCAGTTTATGGATAAGTCATCTTGGCGAGACAAAGGCTTTCCAATGGTTGGCGAAACACGCGCAGCCATTACAGATCCTGAGTTGCGTGGATTGCCAAAGGGCATGATGGGCCACAGAATTGTAAAGTTTAATCCTGAAAACATTACGCCAGAATCTGTCGCCTTTGAGCATTCGACATATCCTGTCCCTACTGGCGGCGAATATGTTGGCGATGTTCCGCCTGTATTGCGCCATTATGCAATGCCAGATGCTGTTGAGAAACTTCTTCAGCAACCTGCAAAAGGCAATTTAATTGTCCATCCATTTTCTCTTGACCCCAAGGGAAGAGATTCCGCTCGTAAGTTCTTCGAAGAGCAAAAGCTGCGACAAGAAGTCAATCAACGGTTTTTAGATAGTGTTATGCAAGGGCTAGAACACCAACAACATTACGGATTAAAGCGTGGTGGCTCTGTCATTGATGATGCACTTGATGTAGTATCTAGCCTTCCGAAATAACGCGGAAAGCGGGACGCCGCTTAATTCCTAGCTAGGATAAAAAGAAATGTCTGAATATTCTGCAAAAACATTACGGGAAAAGATGAAGGCGAAAGCCCGTAATCTTGCAAAGCCCGGCAACTACGTCAAAGATCAAGAAGTTTCTAGCGCAGACTGGAGCCCCGCGGAACCGCTGGAGGCTGATGTTAAGACAGGTATGCGCCCTATTTCTCGCAGAGCTTATAAAAAGGGCGGCAAAGTCGCCATGATGGAAGGCAGTTGTGGCGCTGCTCGCTCAGATCGTCCAGCCCGCAAGGCTGGCGGCAAGGTTTCTTCTGAGATTGGCGTTGGTATGGCCAATAAGAATATGAAGGAAGCCAACGAAGAGCGCGAAGGCAAAAAGCATATTGGCGGCCTAAAGCATGGCGGCAAGGCAAAGCGTGCCAGTGGCGGATCTATTCCTTCAGCAGCTGAAACTGAAGATACCAAAGCACGCCTTGGTTCTATGAAGATTAAGCCAGTCCGCGGCGCTGCCCAGCATTACAAAAAGGGCGGCAAAGCCGAGGGCGGTAGCCTTTTGAAGAAAATGACTGGCGCTAAGTCGGAAGCCGAAAAGCAGGCCGAATCAATGCGCGATGTCGGCAAGATGGGCACAGCCAATTACACTCAAGAGCAGAAAGGCGCGTTAGATCGCGCGCTGCGCGGAGATGATTCGCTTCCCGAGCCAAATGAAGCTGCAGAGCGTTCAGGAAAATATCAAAATTATAAAAAGGGCGGTAAGGCAAAGTGGATACAGTCTGCTATAAAAAAACCCGGCGCTCTACACAAGGAGCTTGGGGTTCCTGCAGGAGAAAAAATCCCCGCAAAAAAGCTTCATGCCGCGGCTGAAAAAGGTGGCAAGCTAGGCAAGCGTGCGCGTCTTGCTGAAACGCTTGGACGTCTTGGCAAAGCAGCGGGCGGCGCTCTCGACATCGGTTCGATGAAAAAGCCTTCCCACAAAAGTGGTAAAAGCGGCAAGACCGATATTAACATAACCATTGTAGCTGGCGGCAAGCCTCCTATGGGCGACCAGCCAATTGCTGGCGCTCCTAAGCTTCCTGCTGTTGGCGTTCCTACACCGCCTCCTATGCCTATGGGAGGGCCAATGGCTCCTCCAATGCCAGCACCTGCGGCTCCTCCTCCAGCAGGATTGCCGATGGGTCGCAAGGCAGGCGGACGTATCAGCAAGGTTGCTAAAACCTACAAAGATATGGAAGCAGGCGCGGGTTCTGGTGAAGGCCGTTTGCAAAAAACAGACATTGCCAAGAGACATGCTGATGCACCTGCACGTAAAGAAGGTGGACGAATTAGCAAAGTTGCAAAGTCTTATAAGGACATGACGGCGGGCGCTGGTTCTGGCGAGGGTCGCTTACAAAAAGAGGATATCGCCAAGGCGAAAAAAGCTCGTAGAGCGTAAGCTTTGCGAAGGGACTGGCTGTCCCCCTTCCTCGGCAGCCAGTCCCGCTAACAAAGAGGAAGAGCCGAGGAAGGGCTATATATGGGCGCTATCACGCCGCTTCACGTATATGTGAAGGAATTAGAAACGTTATTGAGTGACGAAATTGATAGATTGATAATTAATCTTTCAAATGGCCACTTGGAAACACACGCTGAATACAAATATTTAGCGGGCAAGATTGCGGGCTTACGCGCCGCTATAGAATACCTTGATGAAGCTCACAGGGTATATCAGGAAAAGTATCAATAAGAGGAAGGGAAAATAAAATGCCAGCTATGCTAATGGATCATGAAGTCGACCCTAAGCAGAAGCTGCTCGAAGATCTAGGTGATTTATCTAATATTGAGATTTTTAATAATCAGATCCTCGTTGCGGTTTACATCAGGCCGACAAAAACGAAGAGCGGATTGTATTTATCCGACAAAACTACCGATGAAGATCGGTATCAGGGGAAGGTTGGGCTGTTGGTTGCTAAGGGACCAATGGCTTTTCACGATGACACGGGCCAATGGTTCAATAATGCAACGTTTAAGATGCATGATTGGCTTGCGTTTAGGCCATCTGATGGATGGAGCATCACTGTCAATGGCGTTTTGTGCCGCATGATGGCCGATACGCAGGTGAAAATGCGCGTTCCATCGCCTGATTCCGCTTGGTAAGGAGATTTTTTATGTCGGATGAACAAGAACATATTGATGTTGTGCTTGAGGAACCAAAAAGTGCTGATCCTGAAGCGCCAAATGTAGAGATTGAGGAGGAAACTCCAGAGGTTTCTGCAAAAGAAGAGAAAAAATCTGAAATTCCACCTGAAAAAGGTATTGAGGAGCTTAAAAAGAATCTTGAGCGCGAGAAAAGACGCGCTGAGGAAGCTGAAAGGCGTGCTTACGAAGCGCATCAGAAGGCAAGGGCCGCTGATGAGAACACTGCAGAAGCTCAATACCAGCTTGTAGTTAATGCAATCGAGACCGTTAAGGAGCGTTCAGAGGCTTTAAAGACTGCATATGCAGAATCAATGAGTGTTGGCGACTATACAAAAGCCGCTGAGATACAAACCGCCATGGCTATTAATGCCAATCAGATGGAAAAGCTGAAAGATGGCCAGAAAGCCATGAAGCAGGCAATGAAAAACGCCGAGGCGCAGCCTGTTCAGCAAATGCCACCTTCTCGCGGCAGTGTTGCAGATCAGTGGGCTGATTCACTTGAGTCTAACTCGCCTCGATCAGCAGAATGGATACGCAACTCTCGCGATATTATCCGTTCAGACAAAGATGTTCGTAAGGCTATGCGTGCTCATGAAGATGCTGTTGAAGATGGGTTGCGACCTGAGACGGATGAATATTTTGAGTTCATCGAAATGCGTCTTGGTAAGCAAAAGCAGGCTCCAGTTGAACAGCATGTCGAATCGGCTTCCGAATCACCTATGTCTGCTGCATCAGCGCCAACTCAAAAACGTTCTACACAGCCTCCGCCAGCACCTGTTTCTCGTGGTAATTCGCCACGTCCAAACACAATGCGGCTAAGTAAGGAAGAGGCAGAGACGGCTCGCTCTATGGGATACACTCCTGAAGAATATGCAAAGAATAAAGCTCTCTTAATCAAAGAAGGCCGATACGGTCATTAAGGATAGATTATGAATACAATCGCCAAGAATAGATTTGCCAAATTGGCAAAAGAAACTGTGCAAGAAGATGATTTGAGGCCAGCCATGCGCGATGATGACCCAAGAGCAGCCGCCGCAAAGCGTGCTGCTGAACTTCGCAGTCATCTTGGAGAATTGGATGAAGGAACAGATCAGCTTTATGTTGATCCTGACACTATCCCGGATGGTTGGACATATAACTGGAAACGCTTCTCAACATATGAGTGGGAAGATACTGGCAATCAGTTGAAAGTAAAAAGAGAAGGTTGGTCGCCAGTTCCCGCTTCGCGTCACCCTGAAATGATGCCGCATAATACTTCAGCTACATCTATCATTATGCGCGATGGTCTCGTGCTGATGGAGTGTCCAACTGAAATTGTTAAAGAGCGTGAGATGATTAATCTTAGTCGAGCACGCGATCAAGTAAGATACAAAGAAACTCAACTTTCAGGAACGCCTGATGGCACGATGACAAGAGATCACGCTAAGGTTCGTCCACAGATTAAAAAGTCTTACGAGGCTATGCCAATACCTGAAGAATGAGGAATAGATCTATATTATATAAATCAAAGGGGTCGATTCGTCGGCCCCTTTACTTTTTGTGCCTGTCAAGCGATAATATGCATAAGCCTTAAAGGGCTCGAGCCTCCTCGGCGTGAGGCATTAACAATTTTTGGTTCCTGAATCGCCCCGGTGCGCGATGATGAGCCTCCTATAAAAGGAGAACCCGTCATGGCGAATACGTTCGCGCCTTTCGGTTTTCGTCAGTATAGCGGGAACGGTTCTGCTCCGACCTACGAACAGGTCGAGATGCTTATCGCTTCCAACTATGCGACTGCTATTTTCTACGGTGATGCCGTCCTTCAAGACGCCGATGGCACGATCACACGCGCGGGTGACGCGCCGACGACTCAGCTTGCTGGTGTTTTTCAAGGCTGTAAATATCTTTCAGTCTCTCAAAAGCGAACTGTTTGGTCAAACTTCTGGCCAGGTTCAGACAACAATGGCGTTGTCTATGCCTACGTCGTAAACGATCCAAACGCTCGTTTCCTTGTCCAAGCTGGCAGCACCACTAATGTGACGCAAGCTGGCGTTGGCGCTTCGATCTCGCTTGCTGGCGGTTCGAGCGGCAATACTTCATCCGGCATCTCTGGCATGTTTGTTGAAACGCTTGGAACGTCTTCGACGGCTCCATTCCGCGTCATCAGTCTTGTCACTGATCCACCAGGCTCAAATGGCACTGATACGGCCTCGAACGCCAATTACGTTGTAGTTGGATTCTTGAACGTCTCAACCAAGACGCTTGTAACGATCTAAGGAGTAAGGAACTATGGCTGTTAATCTCTCTGCCATTAAAGACCTTCTCCTCCCTGGTCTACGGGGTGTTGAAGGCAAATACGAGCAGATCCCGTCGCAATACGACAAGATCTTCACGAAGCATGACTCAAAGATGGCTCTGGAACGCACCGCTGAGATGCGCTTCCTTGGTCTCGCTCAGTTGAAAACAGAAGGCGGTCAGACTGCATTCGATAACGCAGCTGGCGAACGCTACATCTATAACCAAGAGCACACTGAAATTGCTCTGGGCTATGCGATTACGCGTAAGGCAATTGATGATAACCTGTATAAGACACAGTTTATGCCATCAAACCTTGGCCTCATTGAGTCGTTTCAACAGACGAAGGAAATTTACGGCGCCAACGTGTTAAACACGGCAACGACGTATAATGCTTCTATCGGCGGTGACGGCGTTGCGCTTATTGCAACGAACCATCCAATTGATGGTGGCACTGTTGCCAACCGCCCTGCGGTTGATGTTGACCTCAACGAAGCAACGTTGTTGAACGGCATGATTTCGATCAGAACAAACTTCAAAGACCAAGCTGGTCTGAAGGTGTTTGCTCGCGGTCGTCGTCTTGTTGTTCCGCCTGCTCTTGAGCCAACTGCAATTCGTCTTACCAAGACTGAACTGCGCCCAGGCACAGCAAACAACGACGTCAATGCGATCATGATGACTGCTGGCGGCTTGCCAGAAGGCTACATGGTCAACGACTATCTGACATCTGCTCGTGCATGGTTCTTGCTGACGAACATTGATGGCTTGTCTTACATGGAACGTGTAAAGTTCGAATCGGACATGCAAGTCGATTTCGTGACAGACAACCTTTTGGTTAAAGGTTACGAGCGGTATTCGTTTGGGTATTATAACTGGCGCTCCATTTTTGGATCGTTCCCGTCTTAATGACCTTTGGGGTGAGAGAACATCTTTCACCCCAATTTACTCTTATTGAGGAGTCGCCC